ACTCTCTTTTTCGATTGTTTTAACACATATTTAAATGCTTTCCGTTTTTTACCATGTACTTTATCCCATTTAATATAAATGGGTTCAGTATGCATCTTTCGACCATTATGCTCTTCATATTCTAAATATCTTTCAGCTACCATATCTGTATATGCAGACATAGTTACCCAACAAGCATTAAGTCTAAATCCACACCTACATAGATTATCACAAGCATATAAACCATATGATTTAGCTAAATCATCCATTTCTTCTTTGGTTATAGGTTCTTCATCCTTCATTAACCTTAACCCCCGAAGTCTTGGGATAGAAATATTATTATCAGTCATTATTTGTTCAAGATTAGGTATCTGACCATAAGCATATAAATCCATATTATTCTCCGTCTTGTAATTGCATTAAACAATTAAAATCACATTTCATATAATGAATCAATTTTGTACAAGGAATCTCGATAATTCTGTACCCATCTGAAATAGATTTTACTCCTACAGATTTTTTTCCATCATCTTTCATCTTTTTAATAGTGCTGATGGGAATATAATATACTTTATCTTTTTCATTAAGCCACAATATAACTCCCACCCTAACTCCGGGTTTTCCCATTTCCTTAATCATTTTATCATATTGTGTAATGTTAGTAAAGGGTATAGATGCACCTTTATGAGTTTTACATTCAATAAAAAATTGATTAGGATAATTATAACAGATAAAATCTGATATAGTACTGATATTGGTATACCCGCTTGTAACATCATACAAGCGGGTAATCGTTGCCTTTGGGAAGGTTTCTATCCAGTCAATCTTAAATCTTTCTTCAAATTTTTTACCGATGTTCATCATGCTACACATTCAGGAATAACATTAGTTAAATGCGAATACTGTATTAAGATAGAAATCTCATTACCGAATTTTAATGTTATAGTTTCATCTTTTACTGCGTCTAATGTGGTTTTAATATCTCGGAAATCTAATACTACAGTAGTTGTGTCCGTGGGTGCAGATGAACCATCAAGATAAGTTAATGTTTCAACATTTACACCGAGTTTATCATAAATAGTTACTCCCTTATCTGTAAATTCAAATTTTCCATAAGGTTGCGGATACATATCTCTAGGCATAAATACTAATAACCTTTCGATTGCATTAGAGAGATGCTCCTTATTCAAGACTACGCTATACGGGTACTTTGCTACAGCCATTTCCCTAATTACATCTTTAGGTACAGTATTTATAAGTGTATTATTGCTGGGTACTCTTGTAATCACTTGAAATCCTGAATCTGCAATTCCCAGCATTTTTATTGTTACCCCTGATATTGTACTATTACCAAAGGTCCAATTTACATTGTCTTCAGTAAATACTTTGAATAAATTTACTATTTTGGGGGAAAGCAAAGTAGGAACATCTTCTGAAATAGCAAAATCATTTACACAAGCACCAGTAGTAAATGTAATACAACCTTTACCATCAAGATAATATAATTTTTGAACGGGGTTTTTAGTTTCCCCTTTAAGCAACTCTTTTGAATTATATGTTAATATACTTAACATATTTGCTTTTGAAATAGTTGTAGTCTTTTCAACAGTATCGATAGAAAGAGGTGGTATTTTTAATAACACATCATCTTCAAATATCATAGGCAGTTTATATTTTCCGTTTGCAGATATGACAACTGCCTCATCTACAATGGATAACTCTACGAATTCAGTTGAAAGCTGACTTATCAACTTAAAAAATACATCTGCAGTTACAGTAGCATTAAACTCTTCATTGTCGATAGTTTCAACTATAGCAGTAATATAATATTCATAATTTGTTAATGCTATTTGTAACTTATTTTCTGATGCATTTGCTACTAGTTCAAGTGCATTCGTGACAGTATTGATGCCATCTGAATCAAGAGCACTTGATAGTTTGACACACACATCTTGTAGATTAGACAATTTTAATTTCATAGTTCCTCCTTAAATATCTTTTCTTTTGTTCGGCACAAAATTCTTTATGTCCTCAATAGAATTAAGTTTATAATAATGTGAATTAGACTTTACTGCAGCTATGCTACAATTAGGGTTTGCATAGAATACAATGCGAGCCTTATTCCGCCACTTCCACTCATCAGCATTATCTGGGTTAAAATATGGGTTAAAGGTTTTCAAATAGTTATGCTCATTGAATTCCTCTCCTGTACTTACCAACTTATAAACATCTTTAACTCGTTCATTAGGCCCACGTTCAATAGTTGCTAAACTCTCATCTTTTGCTCCAAGAACATACACTAAAGCATGTTCAAACTTTGTATGCAAAGTTTTATCATAGTTGGTATGCTCTTTAGGCGGTATGTGCTTACTCTTTTTACGAGTTAATAACTTATCTATAGAAGTAGTTTCAGACACATCTTTCGTTGTAGCAATTATTTTAGATGTAAATGTTGACTCTTCTGTAGTGGGTGTGTCTATTTTAGGTGACTCTGCGGTACGACCATTTCTGATTCCCTTGAACACATCCATAAATTTTTCAAGAATCTCAAATTCATCATATCCATCTGCTAATAGTGTAAGCATAAACTGCTCGAAAAAATCATCCCATGAGTTATCAAGTTTACTTTTCATAGTGTACCTCCTTATATATTATCACTACAAGTATATGATACACCATTTTACATAATTTGTAAATACCTTTTTATATATTTTTTTATACACTATTATATATTAAGAATTTTAGATAATTGCTCTGGGGTGCATTCTGTATGATTATTACATAATAAATTAAAGTCATGATTCAAAGTATCAAATTCTTTCTTTATTTCTGCTTGATAAACATCATAATACCAAGCAGGAAAAGAATCTGTATCACATTTCATTGGAACTTTAACTTCAGGTAAAGCACTATCTATCATTTCTTGTGATAATAATTCTTTAACTCTTTCTGCATTTTCAATAGGACATTCCCCGATAAGTTCATCATGAACAGCAATTAATAGTTTAAATCCTAATTCTCTTAATTCTTCATTATTATATACATTAATCATAGCTCGTTTACTCATAGAGGCTGCCCCACCTTGAATACGAGCATTTACACACTGCCGTTCTGCTTGAGCTATAAATCCTGAATTATCTTTAATTGAAATCCCAATTTGAGATGCTTCCTTTTTTATGTTATCTATTTCTGATTTATATTTAGCATTATTTAGTTTAGTTTTATAGGTATTAATAATGCCTTCATTATTAGGATTATATTTACCAGTTCCGCCAATTAATGGATTAAATGTTGTTACTGAATTTTTATATGTTACCTCATACTTTTCTCTTAATAGGTCAGGTAATCTTCTTCTTCTCCCCCAAATATCTTCTACATATCCTCGTTGTTTTGCTTCTACTTGAGTATTAGACATCCATTGTTCCACTTTAGGAAACTCATTGAAAAATCCATTTTTAATATCATTAGCTTCTTCAAAAGAACAGTTCAACTGTTCTGCTATAGATTTTGTACCCCTTCCGTACATGAGCCCAAGCAAAAGTGATTTTACTGATGTTCGCCTATGTTTTCCATCAGGTTGTATTTTTTTAGTTATGGGGTTAAACTCAAGATTATCTTCATAGTTATTATGATACACTTTAGAAGCAATCATAGCATATAAATCTTTTCCTTCTTTATACGCATTTACCATATGTTCATCACCAGAATAGTGAGATAACAACCTGGGCTCCTGTTGGGAGAAGTCCCCTCCAACTAAAACATTTCCAGGAGCGGCAATGAACATCATTCGTATTTCATTATTGTGTGATGGAATGTTTTGCAAGTTAGGGTCAGATGAACTAAATCTACCAGTATCTGCACCGAATTGATTAAAGTGTGCATGAAGCCTACCGTCAACAGGAGACACACACTCTGGTAATTTATCTATGTATGTATTGATAAGTTTCAATAATCCTCTAGATTGTAGTATTAATTTACAAATAGGTAAATCAATTTGATTAAGTATTTCTTCTCCTGTTCCTCGTGGAGTTTTTTTATCTACTACTGGTTGTTTTAAAATATCATATAATAATATTGCCAGTTGAGTAGTTGAAGACCACTTAACTGGATTTTCTAATTGTTCATTTTTAGATTTCTGGGGTTTACCATTTTTAATTTCTTTATAATTGGCTTCAGGAGTTAATCTCCAATTAGCAATTTGAGTAGCATATTTTTTAAGTTCTCTATCTATCTGTAGTTGTACATCATCATATAATTTATGATATTTTTTAGATAATCTTTCAGAATATTCGTTATCAATACACACCCCAGCCAATTCCATTTCTGCAACTACAGGAACAACTGGCATTTCAATTGTAGAAAATAAATTATATAAACCTTGATTTTCTGGTTTGTTAAATTCATTTAATTGATACTCATACAACTTATATGTCATAAAAGCATCAGTTGCAGCATAAAGTGCAAACAGTTCAGGCTCAACAACTGCATATTCAATTTTTTCAAATAATCCCTCTATTGAATACTTCTCAATACTAGAATCTATTTTCTCAATATACTGTTGTTTTAGTCCTGCTCTTTCAAGTTCATTAAGAACCTTTGCACCAATCATAGTATCCCAGTCAATATGTAATGCAATATTACAAGTACATTTGAGAACCTCATAATCAAATTTGCCGTTGTGCATTATAATTTTAGTTGTATCTAATCCAGATAACTGTTCTTTTATTTGTTCTTCTGTAACTTGCCAACTAAACTTTTCTTTAGTTTTTATATCAATGTGATTAACAGGAATATATGCGTTCTTCATTCCTGGTGTATATAAACAAAGACCCATAATTTTACATGAAATTGGGTCTAAAGAATTATTTGTTTCTGTATCTACTGCAATAACACCATTCTTTATTGCCTTATCAATATAAGATTTAAATTCATCATAAGATTTAATAACAACAGTATTTTTAGCATATGAACCTAATACTCTATATACTTCCTGACGAATTAACTTAAGTTTATCTTCAATGGATACTTTTTTAGATTTTAATATTTTATCACTTGAAACTACCTCTACCTTTTTAGGATTAGAAGTTTTTTCAATTATTTTTTTTGTTGATGGTTTTTTAACCTCAAAAGCTTCTCCCCACAAACTTGACATAAAATCCTCCTAAAAAGTGCAAAATATAATGGGGGGACTAATAGCATCCCCCCACAAAACGAAAGGAGTTAAATCAATAATATCTTACTGGTCTACTCATAGTCGGTGTAACAGTAGGAACTTCCTGCATAGGGACATCTTGAACTGGCGTATTCCAAGGAGGCACATCCGTTTGAGATGTAGGGACAGTTTGTGGAGTATTTGGAGATGGCATAGGAAATTCTCCAGTAAGAACAAATTGATTTATATCTTCAAATGATTTATTCATAATCATTCCACCGAGAACATTAAAGCCATCAAATGCACTAAAATCTTTAACATACATTTGGTCGCTATACAGCTGGGGGTTAAGATTCGGAATAATATCATATTTAGTATCAAGTCCATCTCCGTGTCTTACAATTTTACAAACAATATTAGAAAGAGGACCATAATTATCTAAATAAGATTTAAGTTGAGGTGCATATGAGTAAGCAGGTCTGTCCCAAACAACTGCTTTAGGAACAATCTGTCCATTCTCATTCACATACTGAATCATCTTAATATACATTCTCTGTTGTACCTTTTCTCCCTTAGCACACAGAGGACACATATTAATGGGGTCTGTTTTAGGATTATTTCTCAAACAAGATACCCTTCTGTTAGGATATGATGACTGACCAATCGTAACGGGGTGTACGGTAAAAATGTCAAAATCATCAACTGAATTGATAACAAATCTTACTATTGCCTCTTCCCCATTTTTGATTGCAAAGAATCCTACCTTAAATCCATCTGGATTTGAATTTGCTGCAGTATTAACATCTGCATAAGTTTGTCTTGCCATAATTTTCATCTCCTTTGATTATATGTTAGGCATTAAGTTATATCTACAATATGTATAATATCACATATTAAAATCATTGTAAATACATATTTTCAATTTTTCAATATTTTACTTTTCTTAAGTATATCATAAAATTCATCAGGGGTACAACTAGCTACATCTTTTCCTATCGGCATCACTATTTCTGTAATCATTTTATCTTTTGATAAACCATTTTTCAAACGCATTGCTCCATGCTGTCCTGCTAAATCATTATCATACATAAGTATAAAATGCCGAATACCACTATCATCTAATAATTTTATTTGTTCATCAGTTGTTCCTGCACCTAATAATGCAACTGCAGGGATGCCTCTGCTCCAAGACACTAATGCATCTATCTGCCCCTCGCACACTACTACTTGAGTAATATTTTCTTTTTTAATATAATTAAGTAAGTATACGGGTTTTTCCATATTCTTTGGTATGTAAAATTTTTTACCCGTAACACTTCTTTCTGTTATACCGACAAGATTTCCTTTATCATCCCAAACAGGCATCGTTATAGAATCAGTATCTGCATTATATCCTATTTTAAATTTTCTTATTATATCTTCAGAAAGACCTCTTTGAAATTGATATGGATGAAAATATGAATATTGTTCTAAAATGCTTTCATCTAAATATTTATCAACAGATTTAGATGACTGTTCAAAATCATCTAAATACAATCTTCTATCTTCATATTTACTTGAAAAATTCTCAATAAGCCATTGCTTTCCTTCTTCATAAGAACAATCAAGAACTTTAGCAACAAGCTTATATAAAGGACCCTTTTCATCACAGGTAAAACAATTGTAAGTACCGAATGTAATATTAGGATTATCTGTTCTATTATAAACAAAACAAGAAGGTTTATTTTCTTGTCCATCTTTGTGAAATGGACAAGTTATAGAAATATTATCCCCCTTGCTCTTTATTTGCCGAAGATATTTACCCTCACAATCTACCTTAAGTTTATTAAGAATATCTTCAGCATCTGTATCTATTATTCTATTATATAATACTAAATTCATTTCTTCTATTAAAGGTCATCATCTCAACAGAATGCAATAGTCATTAATTCGTTGTGCTTGTATAGGCTCTACCACTTTATATTCTTCCCAATACTCCCACTCACCTTCATAACTATCATTACATTTACCTGTAATGTCATAAATATCATCACCTATTTTACAGGCAAAATGATTTTCTACATTATTTATCATTAATTCACTTTGAGGAAATCTAGTATGTAAAATATGAGCAAACCAGTAACAATTTCCTACTGTGAAGCACTCAACAATCTGTTCACCAAATCTACTGAAATAACTTATAAATTGTTCTATCTCATTCATTAAAACATATCCTCTTCATATTCTTCAAGTAATTCATTTGCACCTTGTCCATCAAGTGCATTATTTTCTTCAGGAATATACTGAAATATTCCTTTATCAAAATCAACTGCATAAGATAAATCTTTCATATTTGCAGAATCCCTTGATTTAACTAAATGCATTTTAATTATGCCGTCTTTCTGCTCAAAGAACAACACAATAGTACTATCTTGTGCAATTCTATCTGATTGCGCCACATGTTCAAGTCCTACACCGTTTTCTGTACTTGTTCTATTTTGTTGAGAAACAGATATAATAGGAATTTGTTTAAGTACTTGTAAATTCTTTAAATCTTTTGAAATATTACTTGCCTTTTCTACTGGATTTTTTGCTTTCCTATCATCTTCAAGAAGTGAGTGCTGGTCAACAAATAATACATCAAGATTGTCTTTTTCAATAAAAGCTCGTAATGCAGTAACACCAGCAGGTCCACCCAACATATTAGGTGTTAATACTTTAATTACTCCTGGGTATTTTTCAGGTAATGAATCAAGAAATTTCTTATACTCATTTTGAATTTCTCTTTTACCTTTAGTCAATGCAGTATTTGAGATATGACCGATAAGTGTATCTATTCTATAACCTACCTTTCTTTCACTCATCTCTCCTGAATAAATACCGACTCTTAATCCCTGCTCTGCGGCTGCACATGCACATTTAATTAATATCCAAGATTTACCCATATTAGAACGAGCGACAATAGTTGCTAATTCTTCTTGTCTATCCCAACCACCTATAATATGGTCGAGTTCAGGAAATCCTGTTTTTATAAAATACTTTTTCCAGTCTTCTGTTCTATCTATATATGCATCATATCTTGAAGTATCTCGTAATATATCTACACTCTCAATATGTCTTGCTTTAGACATATCTTCCATTGAGTTAAGGTATAAATTTGTTGCAGCATCAATATTACCTAAATTAAACTGCTCTCTTATTTTATTAAATAATTCAGCGAGTTTTCTTGAGTTTCTATCTTCATAAAGTTTATCAATAAGATAACTTGAAGGTTCAGTTACATTAAGAACATCAAAATCAGGAAACTCAGAAACAAAAGTAACTAAATCAGGAATTGTTCCGTAATCAGTATAATGCTTAAGAATAAAATTATATTCTTTCTTATAGTCTGAAAAAAACTCATCTGTCAAATTATTAAGCGTAATTAAAGAACTATCTTTAGTTGCAAGAAGATAATTTAATACTTGCTCCTGTATCACTCATTCCACCCCCTCTTATCAGAACCATTAAAGCAAACAGCAGTAGATAAACCTACAATTCTGCTTGTAAGTCTTGCACCTAAATAATCTGTTAAATCTAATGGTGAAATATTTGAGGTGAATATATTGCTTTTCTTATTGTCTATTCTTGAATCTATAATGGAAATCATTTGTTCATGTTCATACTCACTTGCGGATTTAGTTGCTATGTCATCCCAAATAACTAAATCAGCATTATTTGCATTCTCATTTATATGCTGTATGTATTCACTCCTTTTGTCAATATTCAACTTAAGTTCCCTCATAAATTTTGGAACATTTATAAATAAGGCTCTGCAAGTCAAATCAGAGGGAGCCCATATTTTTGAAATATATGCCTGCATAAACTTTATTGCCCAACTTGTCTTTCCATTTCCCGTGATGGGGGAATATATATATAAATTCTTTCCTTGCGCAACAAAATCAAGAATATCTTGTTGATATTCCCGTAATTGTAAGTAAGGACCTTCATCTATTCTGTTTTCATCAAGCCTTAACTTTATCGGTTTTCTTTGGTCTTGTGATAATAATGACTGATTATATAATTCATTAAGTTTATAAAGTCTAATACAGAATAACTCTGTACAAGAGTTCTGTTTATACTTTTTGCACCCCTCTTGAACATAACAATCAGCATTAGTAATAAGTTTCTTTTCCATGTTTTTAAAAATAATCTTTACTTAATATATGTGTGTTGTTTGTTTGAATCGTTGTTTTAACACTATCATTTTTATGTAGTTCATCATATCTTGTGCATGCCCAAGTCATATCTCTATATGCCTGAAGTGTTGCAATCTTTATTGTTTCCTCTGCTCGCTTTAAGTCAGTCCAAATAATATTATCAAGAATTTTCTGCGCATTGTCTATCATTGCAGTATTGACATATCCGTACTTATCTGCAATCGTAGACAACCAATCTTTTAATGCATTTTGAATATTTCCAGGATAATTAGAATTTATCTTTCTTGTTACAGCCCTTAAGATACTTTCTTTTTTACTTCCTTTATTTGCCTGTTGTCGTACTACATCAAAACAATTCATTATATCTTCATTTGTGGTTGTAGATATACCGATAATCATATTCAAGTCTAACCGAATATATTTCTTATCAATCGACAAATATATGAAACCCATATGAAGAAGAGTTTCTTCAATCTTTAATTGTTCTTCAATGGGAAATGTCGTTCTTGATTTAACATATTCCCTATCTACCCAAAAATAATTATTATCCATAGTAGCACCATTTTGAGATGCTATTTGGAATAAATCAATTAGTACAGATAAATAAATAGAATTATTCAACCCTATCTTGTTAGCCAGCGGCACATTATAGGATTGATAATTTTGAAAACTTAACACATCAACTAACATAATTATACCTTCAAAACATCATTTGTATTGTCATTATATCATATCAAATATAAAATGTAAATACAAAATTTAAAGGTCAAGGATATATTTTTTCAAACTATCAATAGACCGCTTTGAAATTTTATCATCAACAATGAAATCTGCTATTGCTTCTTTATCTTCTATAATCTCTTTAACCCTTTCATCTATAGTACCTCTTGCCCAAAGATAATAGATAAATACAGGATTTTTACTCCCTATTCTATATATTCTATCTTCACATTGAGTGCATTGTGCAGCTGTCCAGGGAGCATCAATAAATATGGCATAAGAAGCTCTTGTTAAAGTAATGCCTGTTCCCATTTTAGAGGTCGTTGCACAAATTACTTTATTTATATTATTTGTTTGAAAATCTTCAATATTCTTTGCAATTATATCCTCACGAATATCACCCGTACATAATAAAGGATTAAAATCTTCTAACTCTTGCATTATATGGTTAAGTGTTTCCTTAAACACGGAAAAAATTACAACCTTATCTCCACCATCAACTATTTGTTTTGCAAGGTCAACTGCTCTGTTTATTTTTGAGGATTCTATTTCTTCCGAAGTTAAAATACTCGGACAAGCCGTTGCCTGTCGTAACCGAGTAACCATAGATAAAATTGTTGAGGTGTTTAATTCAACTTTATCTGCTTCTTCTGTAATTCCTTCGAGTAAATGATTATAAAATGTACTTTGCCTAATGTCTAATTCTACAGATTCATGTATAATATTTTTAGGTGGCAAGTCAAGTAAATCCTTAGTTCGTCTTAACGAACAACTAGAAAGCTCTTCTTTAAGCACATCAAGATTTTTATATCCTACTAATATATTATTAAACAACCCAGCATAATTACAATAATAAAACTTAAAATTTGTATATGTTGAATGGTCTACTCCTATCCATTTTAACGGCACATATGCATCTAATGGATTATTCAATAATAATGTGCCTGTTAATCCTATCATATATTTTGCTGATAGTTTTAACATATTTTTGCCCTGTTGAGAAGTAGGTGACTTACAAGTATGAAGTTCATCAACCACTATCATATCAAACTTATTTGCTTTGCCCTTTGTTAACTCTTTTATAATTTGTTCATTTCGCAGAGTTTCAATATTTGTTATAACAAAAAATTCATCAATATGAGTCTTTAAGTCATCAAGTCTATCTTGTACAGACCCTATTTTCAATTGACCCTTTTTAGTGTATCGTTGCCCCAGTATTCTACAAGATAAATCAGAGTGTGTTTCTATTTCTTTCTTCCAATTAAACTTAAGTGTATTAATACCGCAAACAACTAAACAATGCTCAATATTATCTCTTTTCTTTAATTCTTGAGCAAGATAAATCATTTGCAAAGATTTACCCAAACCGGGAGCATCTAATAATAACCACTTATTATGATTAAGACCATATTGTATTCCATCTAACTGGTATTGGTATGGTGTAGTTTTATAATCAGATAAAACAAATTTAGAATCTACCTGGGAATCTATCTTAGGTAAAAAATTCAAAGTTATACTGTCATAGTTATGAAACAGCTCGATAGCATGAGATAAACTTGTAGTAGGTATTTCCCAGCAAGACAAATTCTTATGATATATAGCATTTGGAATCTGCTTTAGAACATCTACTATTTCAGGTCTGTAATTAAATTCTATCTTAAATGAAGATAGCCCTGATAACTTAATCGGGCTACTTTCTGTACAAATTATCATATAAAATAACTACTCCTCATCCATAAACAAATTTGTTTTTTTAAATTTTGTAATATGACTAGTTGAAAATGGTTGTATCTGTGCAGTAAAATCAATATCAGCACTGATATATATTTTTCGTTTACAATAATCACAGGTATAAGATTCAGTTAATTTTGCACCTTGACCACCGTAAAATTGTATTTTCCCTTTAGCGTCTTTTTCGATATTTTTAGGCATACCAAGAAATTCATCTGGATAAAATATTTCTGCGGGTAAATACTCTGCCCCGCAACAAGGACAAATAATAAGTTTTTCCATGTAATAACTCCCTCTATATTTATAGAATAACACATAAATGTATAAATGTAAATAACATAAATACAAAAAGAGAGCAATATTGCTCTCTAATCAGTTTCAGATGTGAGTACTCCGCCATCTATATGTCCTATCGATTGGTAATTAAACTTAACAAAACTTGATAATGGGAAGTAATATTCATTATTTATACAATATAATAAATCTAAATTATAAACTTCAAATGAAATACCATCTCCTATATTAGGAACTGGATATGGCTCATCTAAATCTAATACATATAAATTAATGATATTTGAGTACTCATTGTAGTGTACAGTATAGCCATTAGTGAATGTTATATCACTTGGAATTTCTTGAGCTGAATTCAACACCCAATTAGTATTATATGATAAATCATAAACTACATTATCACTCCCTCTTGCTGTAATTTGTGTAATGGCTAATTTACGGCAATCTTCCGCCAATGTAGTAGTTCCTAAAATTATTGAACCAGATTTTTGCATAGTTTGAGCTATATCTGTTTGTCCAAATAATTCTGGATAATTAGGTACAGTAGTATCTATAAATATCTGAGCTGATAATTTATAAATATTTGAAGAAGGACTTTGACGCTGAATAGCACTAATTACTCCAGTTTCACCACCAATAGGACCTAAATCAAAATAATACCCATGTATCGAAAATTCTAAATGAGACGATGCATAATTTATTGGAAGATTAATCAGTGTGTATCTTTCTGCACTACCGCCTAAATTTAACACAACATCTTTAGTATTTATAAAATCTGTACCTTCAGGAGGAATAATATATTTATCTGAATCAATTAGGGTATTTATTAACCTTGTTAAATTACCTTCAGTTATAAGTTTATTTACTGCTTCCATCTTTGTTGATGGAAAAACCATATTTGGTTGAATATGAAATACTGACATTTAATCCTCCTAATTATTCTTCTACATTACCTGAATAGGTGTTTGAAGCATCATTTTCATCATACAATAATTCTGCATACCAAGTTATAATTGCGGAAGTTGAGCTGCTTAAATCCTCAACAAAATCATAATTAACTGGAATTTCTGCAAAATATTTTCTTCCTCTTGAATTATAGGAACACATACGAATTTTTAATATATAATTCCCGCTATTTAAATTTTCTTTTACATTTTTTAATAATGGTACATTTAAATCATTAGCATAAATTGTTGTAGTCAATATACCTACCCAATTTTCTAAATCCATATCAAATTTATATTGTCTACCACTAATCGGTACAACATCAGTTAATATTGACATCCACACACCTGAATCCCCCTCATTTATGGGGGATTCAGTAGGAGGAACAACATAACCTACATCTAATACTCTCGGAATATCAGTATTATAATCCAGCGTTCCGGTTACTGCTTTTGAGAATAAGTATGCCATATCAGGGAGACCTGCATTATGTGTGGATTTCTTAATTGTTGTTTTCCCCTTCTTTATGGCAATATTCACTTTTCCTCTATACTTTGTAGTTTCTTTTGGCATATATTCCTCCTTTATTCTTCAGTTCTCGGTGCAACTGTTGTAACACCAACAGCAGGTAAATCAAGACTTGACATAACTTTTTTAACAAATTTAGGTGTAGTCGGTGTAATTTCGTAATCAGTATGAAATTCACCAGGTCCTTTTGCAACTCTGCTTGTCATGTGGTCTTTAATATAGAATAAGAATACATTTTCATTGTACTTAAACTTATCTAACAGTGTTTCTGAAATTCCAAATGCATACTCAATAAGCATTCCACAAGGAACTACCATCCTAAAATACTCATCTAGAACATGTAAATCTACTAGTGATGGAGCAGTTGAAAGTATAACTACTATGGTGTACGGACTTATTTCTCGACCTAAAAATGAGGATATTTCTTTGGCTGACTCTTTATCTGTAGCATGATATGCAATAGCAAAATCAAAAATGTTAAGTGAATCAAGGTAAGCATTGAGAAGTATTAATACACTTTTTAATGAACCTTTATATTGTACTGCGCTCGGTAATGCTGTTAATAATTCACGGTTTGAATAAGACTGCTTATCATAAATACCAAACTTATCTCCTATTAAAGGAAGTACTGTGTTTTTAGCATGTTCAGTATCTGTAATATATTGCATAGTATCCATATTATACTTCAAGGCATTAAAGGTATAATCAGTTAACCTACACAATACCTGAAAATCTCGTGAATTCTCAATATAATAATCTGGAACTAATTCTTGACATCTAATCATGTGCTACTCCAATTATGTAATAAACTTATAATCAATATTGTCTGCATTAAGTTGAGCAATAGTAAACTTATTATATACATGATTCTTATTCCAAAATGCTCTCGGAACTAATGGGTCTGGAATAATGTCATCATCATCTGGAATATGCGTATAGTCATATTTTTGATTTACATCTAATGCTAACACTTTGTCCTTAATTTCTTGATAACAATTCTCAAATATAGGGTTCTGGTCGCACTTGAAAATATCATTTATTTGTATAGTAAGTGGTAATGCAATATCCATTGTCGGTGGATTTGAACTGTTTATATCACTAACGGTTACTGCTAATGTACCAGAAGAGCTGCCTGAATCCTCTGCTGCCACGATTAATCTCATAAAATGCAGTTTATCACCAAGTGCATAATCTTTTGTTTCATCTATAAATGAGTATAATGGCTGTGGTGTCGGTTCAGGTACTGAAGTGGTTGCTCCAGGAGTATAGACAAGACTAATCTTCATATCATCTCTGCCATTTATAGGAATAAGATAATTACCCTCTGGAAGTTTTATATTCTCCAATGTAACTGTTTGAGTTATTGGTAAATTAGCTTTTTTCATATATACATAAGTTGTGTAATTATCTGATGAGAATGAATAATTATCTTTATCTGGTGACACATTATATACATAAATAGTATTTAATATTTCTTCTTCTGTCATCGAACTTGTGTCTACTTGAATAAATGAACCTGTTCTATTCGACACAGGATATTTTAACTGGAAGTGAACATTTGTATTCAATGAACCCAAGAAAGGAGCAGTTAATGGAAGTGACATATCAGTTCCATAAACAGTCAATGAATGATTAGGTAATAATGCCTGACCATTATCTGTGTTTGTATTTAATTGCAAATTAGAATATGCTTTCCAATAACAATCCTTTACAGTAATCTTATCTAAAGAAACTATATCATCACCGATTCGTTTGTATGAAACTGAATACTTATCTAAATCAAGTATTATATCCTTGTTTGTAAATGTTGGAAATACGACATCAAAACTCTCAGACACACTAATTCTCGGAGCTTGAACATAAATAGTATCACCTTGGGAAATGGTCCAAATTTCATTACGAGTAAATGTTAATGAAGTATTAGTTTGAACTTTCTGGAATAATTTCCTCATTACTTGTAAAGGATTTGTAGTTAAATCTAAAGTATCAATTGCAGGACAAACTAATGGGTCTACCTTCCTAAATATCTTATTAGCATACACATTTACTTTATAATATGTCTTATTCGATACAACTGCAGTATCAGTTGTTAATGTGTATCTAAGCACCTTATTAGTATCACCCCGTAACTCTCTGTTATTAATATAATCATCAGAGCTGTTACAAGATTTAACCGGCATTAAATATGTATCTGCAATCTGTTTACTATTTGAAGTTACAACTTCAAACCAACCCTCATTTGAAGGATTTTTTCCTACTAAATCTGTAGGAGGAACTACCTCAAATACTGTGGTTGTCGGGGCAACTGCAGGTGTATAACTATCGCTACTTTGCTTAATATACCAACCAGCAACATCTTTCATTAATAAAATATAATATGTTTGCTGTTGTTCTTCAGTATCATCAGTTCTTATAAATGCACCATTATTATATACGAATAAACCATTAGCCGCAGGATTAAGTTTAAATGTTCCCTGAGTATCAGTTGTACCTAATTTTTCAAACTCACCAAAGTTTTGAACTGCTGTCCAGTTTACAAATACATATGGTTTGCTAACTACATCAACAATCTCAAAATTAGTTGTACCGCAATTTCTTGTTATAGTAGTACCCGCACCTAAAATTCCTAATGATGACATATACTGGTCAGTATAATATAAATATTCTCCTGATTTCAGTGTATAAGAATTTATAGTTTCTGAATTATCTGAATTTTGCTCATTAGTGGGGTCATATGCAGGAAATAGCATATATTGTTTAGTTGTTCCTTCATATGTCGGCGTATTTAAGTGCCATATCATTCTATAACCATCAGATTCCTCAACAGTAAATCTATCTAATTTCTGTGCTGAAATAGAATTATTTGTAGTTATCTTTGTGTTATTTATTGAAGTATCATTGTTGATTTGACTTACATAATACTGTCTGGATTCTGAATATGAATAAACTTTAGTATCTACAGAACGCTGTGTCATTGCGCCATCAGCACTTGCTATCTTAACTGCCTCATCACCATATTCAGATAAATTCTCTCTTGCATCAACACTAAATGTTGGATGAATAATGGCATCTTCGCCATATACATAAACAGAAAAACTTTGGAGTATTCCATCACTATCGACATTTGAAATGTAAAAAATGAACCACTCATCTTCTCTTAACTGTCTTGATTGACCAGCCTTAATCTCTGAAAAAATTCTATAATCATAGTGAACACCAGAAGTATAAGTTTCAATATCAGTTACAGAAGGTCTGAACATTGAAATAGTTTCATTTTCCTGTAATGTATAAGATGACATTACTTCAGGAATATCCTGGGATAATAAATAATGTTTATCCTGGGCAGCCATATTAATAGTTGCCTCACCTGTTACATATTTAATATCACTGATTTCTGAAATAAATTCTTGATTTAAATGGTATGCAAAATTATTATCTGGAATCAATAATTGAGTTGTACCTGCCAAAATAGATTTGCAGATAATATCTTTACTAAACAGATAAGCAGTTACATTCTCTATAGTAGGAAGAGATGAAATATTCGATAATCCTACTTGAGAGACAGAATTCGGCAATGCAACTTCAATAAATGTATTTTGATTTTTATCCCAATATATAGCATAAGTTGTATATGATAAAGCTTCAAAAGCAACACTCTTAATCCTCGTGTCAGAACTTTTTGCTATTTCTGTTAAATAATCAAGAGAAATATCATCCCCGAATTCAATATTCGAGCTATCAAGATTATTATAAAAAGCAGTAATAATATTCTTGAGAATTTCCTCCCTAACCGTTTTGCTTACGGAATTATAAGTAGAAATACTCATTGTAATAGGGTATTTATTCTTAAAGAATACTATATGGGGTAATAAAGGTTCTTCCTCAAGTTCATATAATCCTAGTGCTTCCGGGTTAATAGCGGCAGTAGTGTCAAATACAATAGTAAATGTTGCACCTGTTTCATATGAGCCATTTATTGAGATACCCCAATCTGCTAAATTTATAGTTAAAGAACCATTGGTAATATCATCAGAATTTATACTCCAAGTTGTTCCATCAAATTCAAATACAGCATTATCAGTTATGTAGGACTGTCTAATTTCATTTACATATTTAGACAGAAATACACCGCTAATATTAACCGTAAACGCACCTGAAGGCGAAATGTCTGCTACATTAAGAGTATACGGAAGAGGTGATACTGAATATGTATTTGTAGTAGGATTATAAGAATAATAATTTTTACCTGTAATAATTTCAGTATCAGTAGTTAAAGTATATTCAGGAACAAGTACCCCATCAACTTCATATGAAGTATCTTCATATAATTTCATTGCAGCTGGATTATAACTTTGGAATGTTACACTAGTAACGGGGGTAGGCTCATATCTTCCTGTTTGTTTATTAAATGCGTAATAAATTTTTGTAGGAATACCATTTTCAACTGGAACATCTGTGTCAGTAGTTAATTTATATATACCCTCTCCTATTGGTAATATATCTTCAAAATTATGTACAAGATGCGCTGTATTATTTAAAAGTGCATCCATATCTAAATCATCACTGCGGGACATATCAAAAGTATTATCGTATGCACCTCTGGCAGTTACTGCTACTGCCTTCTGTAAAAGATAAAACTTTAATGAGAATGGAGATAACATATCTTCTCCAATCATCTCATAATAACTACTTATACTAGAAACATCAGGATTAGTAACAGCAGTAAAATTATTACCATCTCTAGTATAATAAGTCTTACCTGTAATAATGTCTACGTCCTCTGTCTTAACAAATTGAACAGTTAAATCATCTTTTTCTACTTCTGTAAGTAAAGAATCTACACCATTCTTCTTTGAAATAATCTTATAAGAAGACTGAACATCATTTGTCCTATCTGTTACGAAACCATTAGAACAAATATCAAGTTCTTTAGAGGTAATATAATTAAGATAATCTCTTAAAGTAATAAGAGTCTTAAATGTGCCGACTACTTTCTTATAATTAGTATAAGCCTCATTAATGCCCTCTTTTTCAGCATGACCTGTTGCTGGTTCAATATTTGAAATACTTACGACATCTTGGGAAAGAGTAACTGAACCATTATCACCTACCACTGGAGGACTTAAAAACTTCGATAAGAACTGTGTTGGTACATCAGAATAACTTTCATCTGTACTAAAGGTTAAATAAACTAATTCAATACCACTTCCAAACAACTCTGCATAATTGTCAGGAAATTCTATATAACAAAGATTTGTAGCACTATCATAGCCGAATTTATATCTATGCTCATCATATGAGTATTCATATAAATTATCTACCCTATGCCACTCTGCATAGTTATCTTGAGTTACATTCTTAATGAATATACCATTTTCAAATACATAAGCAGATGATAAATACAATCTATTCTGATTATCTACCATATTAGCAGTAATGGTTGTTCTGCCATTAAAGGTATATTGAACAGGTATACCCTCATAAGCAATCATATTAAGATTTTTACTGCTATCGGTATAGAGAATTCCATCAGAAACTACTATATCATCTGGACCTTGTGTGCCTACTAATGAATATACAATAGTTTCATTATCATCAGTAATAGTAGTAAATTTAGGAATTGTATATGCAATGGCTTCACCCTTATTGGTTACTGTTGTTGTTTTCCAACTAATTGCAATAGGAACAGTAGCAGCTTTGTACCAATGCATATAATAACCTAATTGCTCATATAATTGACGAGCATTAGAATCTTGTGTTACAGATAAAGGAAATGCTTCTAATATGCTCTTATCAATATTATAATTACACTTATCTGCTAACAATGCAGAAAGTTTAACTAAAACAACACCGGGGTCTGACTCATCAGAAATCGAGGGGTCCCATTTTTTAGTTAACTGTTTTACCATATCTAATACTTCTGTGTATATAGATGAAAAATCAAGATTAGTATATGATAAGTTTTGATTTCCATTTACAATGTCTTGCGCCATACAAATCTTCCTCTCTTAATTATTTTCAGCACCCGTCAATAAATCAATATCATATAAATTAGATTCTGCACCAGAATCACTAGTAACCTTAATCGAAGCTGTCACTAAATTATTTTGAATATTGATAGAAATATCATCTCTATGAACTGTTATTTGGGGCATATAAGAATATATTGCTTCAAATATATCATCTTTAATTAAATCTCTTACTAATGGGTCATATGCCTGACTCCACAATAAAGTTTTTAATCTTGTGCCATAAAAAGGGTCACCGAACAAAGCACCTTTATCAGAAGATAACAATGCAGTAAGATTACTCTTAATTGCATCATAATCTCGATATAAAAATACTTTCGACCCGTTAAATATGTCTGGAAATGCTATTGAATACATTATTTATCTCCTATAATAATTTTAGCAATAGAATTAAAGTAAAACTTCCATTTATTCAACGTAACCATTAATTGCCAGGATAGTTGCCCATTGTTGTGCTATTTCGGGTTTCATCACTATTTCATCTTCGATAATACCATCAGTAATAGCTGGTACAAAAGCATCTATATCATTTGAAACATATAATGGGTTCTGAATTACTGTAACAGTTAATGGAGCCATTGTTTTATCATTACCTATTATTGCACCCTGTGTATTATTTGAGTTATCAGTATAGTTTACTATAGGAAGTTTACCTTGAGAATTTAAATCTTTTGCTTCACCCCCTAATGATAGCATTGTGCCAGTAGCATTTATATCTATAATATAATTTATACCGATAAGGGTGTAAACATATTCTGCAACTGAAATTTCAACACCATAGTCATTAGTAACGATAGTTGTATCAGTATCCCATGATACAGTTATTATTTGTGTTCCTACATCTAATTCTTGACCTTCAGCTACACCTATATTAACAAATAAATATGCATAATTTCCTTTAATAATCGGCGGAGCAGTTACTCCTACCAAAGGTGTTCCTTCAGAATCCCCAGGAGAAATATTAATATTAATAGTAGATGTTTCCGAATAATCATTTTTGCTCCGAACTAATAACCCACTGGCTAACCTTTCAGTGCTAGATTGACTTTGAGTAGGATAACAGGACAATACAGTACCTTTTGGATATGGTGAATCGAACCTAATGTATCCGCTGATGTATCGTCCATTAACATCCTCTAATTGTGCAAATTGTCCCTCTGATTTTTCTATGAATTCTGAAGGAAGTACACCATTAGTTCTTATAAAAAACATATATGGTTGGGTTGTTTCAGGTAATGGAGACTTTCTTTTGTAAAGAGCTATATAATGATGATTACCACGAATATATGTATAAGTATTTTTCCCCCAAATATTTGTTTCTCTGTAGTTATCAGTACGATAGAATGAATTATTAGTTAAACTTGAAACTGCAGAAGATGCAATTTTTAACCACATTTTAGCAAATTCATAAGTTACATTGTTGATGATTATATCAGGAACAGCTGTAGATTGATTACTGCAACCCCATAAATTGCCTGAACTTCCGGGTTTAACCTTCTGCACATGAGGGGTTGCAATATTATTCCAGTAATAATATGATATTGTTGATGTTTCCCATTGTGCATATAAAGTTACTAATGTTTGTGGACGAGGGTTATTAAATGTATCACCTGGATTTATTATTTCCCCGCCGCTTTGCAGTAATGACCAGCCTAAAAAAGTATAATCTGCACGTTGAGGTATTTCAGAACTAATTAGTATACTATCATCTGACCAATACCCCATAGCCTGATTAGTCGGAAGATTTGTAACTTCAGCATCAGTATTTTTATTATAGGTTATAGTAATTAAATCTTGTGCCCAAACTGCATATAATGTTGCGGAGGCTTCAGTTGAATAAGTTCCGCCTATTTGATATGTAGGTCTAGTAGCCTTATCAGATGTGGCCCAACCCCTAAAAGTATATCCTTCCCTACTTGGCTCAGTTCCAGCTTCAATAGTTATTGGGGTGCCATAAGTTTTTATTTGAGATGTTATCTCGCCTGAAGTTCCGCCATTAGCATTATATGTAATAGTAAACGGACCAAGGTTTGTCCATTGAGCATACAAAGTAAAACTATGGTTAGAATTATCATTCTTAAGTGACCAGGCCTGTTTGTTGCTATACGAAGTCGATGACCCATTTTGAGCCAAATTCCAACTATTAAAACCATATCCAGTTCTAGTAAATTTATTATCAGATAAATTAATACTTCCTGAAGATGCTTTTGTATATACAGTAGGAGACATACTACCTGAACCACCATTACTATTATAATTAATAGTAACACTAGTAGCGGCAGGAACATCTAATGTAGCAGTACCAGTTAATGACGAGAACCCGCTAACTGTATAAGTTACCTTAAAAGTAACTGTTTGTGCAGAAGATGTTCTGGATACATCATAATAATTACTATTACTGCCCCCAGCCTTAAACCATTTATAAGAAGAATAAGTTGCATATCCGCTTCTTGTATCTGAAGCTGTTACAGTCCAAGATTTTTTAGATGTTCCATTAACTAATACTTCACCCTTAATTGTTGCTGGTGTTGATATAGAATATGGTGAAGCAGCGTCAGAAGCAGTAGTTTTTAATCCTTCACCTAACCAGTAAATATATACTCTATAATATGTATCAAATTCCTCGTATTTCCAAGAAATACAACCATACATTGCACCATAGCCACCTATGGCATGGTATGACGAAGTTAATAAATCAGCCATTACGATTCCTCATCTCCTATTGATTGCCAAGACATATGTCGTCTATTGCCCGTTTCTACTCTTAAATGACCATTTTTAGTGGCAGTCAATTTAATATTATTAAAATATACTGCATTAGAAAGATTATCTACTAGTATAGCACTCTCTGTTTCATTTGTGGACAAAGTACGAGTACTTAATATTACATTTTGTTTTAATGAAGCATCAAAGGTGCTTGTATCTGGCACACGTACAGCATCTAATAAACCTTTATCTGTATCAACATCTAAATCTCTATCTTCATCTGTGTCATCCCAAACTCCATAAAGTGCTTTTTCATTTTTTCTTACTCGTTCACGAAGTTTCTCATAAGCTTCATCAATAAATTCCTGTACCCTTAACTTAATAGCACCCCAGGAATAATCAATAGGATTAGATGAAGGTGTTTCAGAGTTTGAATAATAAATTCCAAGATAATCACCGGCAACACTTCCTAATGGGTCTTTATCCGTAAATAATGAAATATAATAATCTGAAATAACACCCTCTTGTGCTATTAATTCATAAGACTCAATCTTAACACTATCATAATAATTGAATGAATCTGGAATATCAATTACATTATTATTTGATACAAGAGGATAAGGGTCATAACCATCATGATTTGATGCTCTAATGCTTGTATTTATAGTAAATTTATTTAAAGCATTTACACCATTTTTATCTACTATATTCCAAGCCACGAAACTTGATTTTGGATTTATTGCAATATCCCCACCAAGAACTCTATTTCCTGAAATGGGTGTTGAGGGGTCTACATGTGCATAATCATATAATGATGTAAAAGTAACACCATTATCATTAGAATACTTAATATGAATGTAAACATTTCTATTTTTTATCTTATCTAATGATTCATTAATACTATCTAATTCTTCAGAAACTGCAGGAAGTTTTACTGAAGCTTCCGTTGCTTTATCTGTATATAATAAACCCAAAACAACAGGTCTGCTTACTTCATCATTTTCAAAGGCAACTAATACTACATCACCTACAGAATAATTAACAAGAGTTCCGGGAGCAGAACAAATTATACCAGTAGACAACTCATTATAACTTGCTCCATCATAAGACATCTTATCATATTTGGGTATTCTTACTTTTACTTGATAATCATTCAAAATTGCTTCTACTATTGCTTTTTGAATCATATTATGTCCTCACTCTGCCATCTATTCCGATTGATTCAACATCACTTGCAACTCTTGTAAGTCCCAAAACTGTTGTACAACCATTACCACTTACAGTATCGGTTTGCTCTGTTATAATATACAACCCACTTGTAATTCTTTTATTTCCAAAATAGTAATTATTAACTCTCATATAAGTCATCAAAGGAATTGGTGCCATTAATCCTTTTACAGTCAATTTAGCTGATATAGGAAATCTTGTAAGTTGTTTCCACATATTAGTATCAATGATGAAATCATTATTGCTTAATGTAGGAGAAAGCAGTACTGATGAAGACTTTTTCAATAAGTTCCCAATATCATCGATTTCATATTTATAATTAGTAATCTTCTGTGCATCTGAATATGCCATAGCCCAAGCATAATCAGTAGTAACAGAAAAATCATACACAAGATTATTGTCTGGATAACCGACATCAACTTCATAAACTAAACTATCTGGGATAATGTTATCTGAAATAACTTCCTGAATGCTAAAAGTATTACCTATATTAGTATAATTATCATCATTAACTATAAGATAATATGTAGACTTATTAGACACACTATCATCTTCATCTTGCATTAAGGAAACTAAATAAGAAATATACTCAAAGATAGTTTTATTCTTTACTGCCTCTATTTGTACCTTTTTATCATTCGTAGGAATTAATCCTAAATCAATAACAGAAGTAATATCCCGCATACCTGTAAAATAATCTGTAACTATCTGTTCTTGATTTTGTACTAAATCTAAAATAACATTAGATGGCTTATCGAATACTGCTGGGAAGTTCAACTTCGTTGTAGCAGTTAAATAAGATAAACTTGTTGCTCTTAATGTATATGTAATATTGCAATTTGCGAAATTAAATGTAGTACCTACACCAATAAGTAATGCATCAATATCTATAAAATATTTTCCCGAATTAGCGTCTCCATATGCTATTTTTATCTTATTATATCCAGTAGCAGACAAAAGTTCTGCTATATAATTTGGATTATCTCCGGGTGCAATCTGATGAATTAATTTTATTGTGTAATCATTTACTGTGCCATTTGTTTTAACAACTTCAATGGATTGAACATAATTTGGATATGTTTTATATTTCTTATATACATTATATGTCCCAAATTTTACACCGCTTAAAGTAATTTCACCAAAAGGTGCTTGAACCACAGTAGGATAAACAGGTAAGGTTGCTCCATGAACTTCATCTTTAAATACATAAGAAGTTGGCTTATTAGGAGTTTTTACATTAACACTACTCACTATTTGCTCAACTGCTAAAGCTGCATTTTTAATAGCAGAAGATATATTTATAGCAGTTGCACTTGATAATGCATCTTTAATTGCCTGGATAGTAGTTTTTCCGACAGTTGTATCAGGCTGTTCCTCTTCTTCTCTTTTTATATAATTATAATTATTTGCAGATACTACCTTTGAAGCAGCTAAATTTAAACTGCCTATACTATCATTTCCATAAGCACCTTCGTACCTTTTATAATATGTTTGTGCAGAAGATTCTCTTCTTGAATAATTTGCATAAGCTTCTGCGGGTCTTTCCCACTCCCGACAAAACTTATCTGTTAATTCAATCAAAGTATAGGAAGTTTCTTGTGTTAAACTTTTATATAGGTCAATATATCCCTTTTTTGTTTCAAAATCAAGAAAGGCACACTGACCCTCCAATGAATCATTAGTAAACCCACGGGCTTTTAAGAAATTTTCAAGAGTAGTTCTTCTTCCGCCTGTCCACTGGCAAATTCCTAATGAACCATAGCCATCGAATGAAATAGCAGTAGTACTAAAACCTGATTCTTGATTTATATTTCCCATCACAGCACAAGTACCCTTATGTGTCCACTTAAGTTCTCTTAAATAGAAATAAGTCCGTGCTTCATTTCCGTATTGAGTTATAAGTTCCTCTTTTGTTGCCATTAACTACCTACTCTCAATAATGATAATGTTGTAAAATAACCATTACCAGAAATTGTATCTGTTTGCCCAGTTACTGCATATAACCCAGATGCTAAATCCTCATTTCCATAAAATAATACATTCACTCTTATATATGAACCTAATAAAATTGGTTTTAATAATCCTTTAACCGTTAAAGAAGCAGTAACAGGATATTCAGTTACTCGTTTCCACCACTCCTTTGCAACTACATTTGGTCTATCAAATTTATTATTTGAGATTAAAGAATTTGTCTGTGTCTTGAAGATATTACCATCATTATCAATATCATATACCCATTTAGGTAAATTTTGATTATACTTATAAACTAATGGGAAGTATACACTATTGTCAATAGAAAAATCTGTTACAAAATTTTCTCCCGGATAGCCGACATCAACTTCAAAATAATTTCCTGCTAATGCTGAAGTATCTGTACTCCCTATTTCAGTTATTTTAATATAAGGTCCACCAAAATCATTTGTAATATCATCATGATATGTCAATGTATAAATAGAATTCGTATCTGCATTGTACATACCGCTTACATAATAATTTAACATTGTAATAGGAGAAGCACCCATCATCGGTTGTGTAGTTACTATCTCATCATTCGTGGGAATCAATCCTGAACTATTGACTAATGTTGTATTTGACATTCCTGGTAAAGCAGAAAGTAATGCTCTACTAGTATCAGATACAGAATAAAATAAATCATGAATTAAATTTGATGGTTTATCTGTCTTTGATGAATAATTCCCCTTAATACTGCTTGCAGATATAATTGAGGATACTGCCGTAATAGTATAGTTTATTGTCTTACTAGAAACGGACTCATTAAATGTAACATCTGTTATTAAAGCCTCATCATCTCTAAACATCTTTAATCCATTAGAGTCACCATACAAAATCTGTATCTTATTAGTAAATCCAGTTCTACTCAAAAGTTTATCAATAAAATTTGGGTCTTCTCCGAACCGTACCTGATAGGTTAAATTTATCCTATATTTGTTTATCTTCCCACCTGTTTTATCAACAGTCATAGAAGTTATATAATTAGGATAAGTATCCCCAAAATTACCATATCCTCCAATAATAACACCATTAAGATTAAGAACAATGGTTGGAGCTTGCACCACAGTAGGATAAGATAAGAGTGTTCCAGCAGTTTTTTCTCGTGGCTTATTTACTGTTTTAGTTGCAATAGCAGTAATATTACCGAGTATAGAATCTAATACTGCTAATGCAGATGATTTAGAGTGTTCTGTTTTTTCTAATACTTCAATCGCAGATTGTTCTGTGTATGGTGGATTTAATGTTTGTAATGCAGTTTTAAAAAGTTCAGTAATTGTATTAGCAGAAGATTTTGTATCATTTACTTCTTTATCCCAATTTATATATGTATAATTATTGGAGGATAAAACAGATGAAGCTGCTCTTTCTATTTCCTCTGTTGTGGCAGTACCGCTATTGCCACCTTGAAGACTAGTGCAAACATAGATACAGGCAAGGAGATTACTCATCGTGTCTTCAAAACAATGCCAACCATCATTTTTACGACCACCTGAATCTCTAGTAAAAAACCAGTGTTTACCACCCTCTATTTTATAATCTGTTGCGGCAACGAAGTGGCCTCCAGCAGTCCAGGTCACGCCCCCTTGAGTTCCTGCACCAAATAAAAGAATTGAGTACTTATAGCCATTCATAAGTTCAAATACTTTACTTGAAGATGGACTAGCAGCAAATGTTGACTCTACACCAAAATGCTTTAATGTTTCAGTTATACCTGCCCAAGTAGAACCACAATTTGCAATAGCATAACCCTTGCTATTCATATATACACCCGTATCATGCGGGGTTATCTTAGGTTTTATAGAATTAGCTAATATATTAGCAATAGAAGTAGGACCACAACCAGAGTTTGCCATATTGTCACCACCATAAGGATAGGGGTCATTTGCCCAAGCATTATCATATTGTCTATATATAATTCCTGAACTACTTGCACTCATCAATTATTTCCTACTCTTACCAATGAAAGTGTTGTAGTATACCCATTACCTGATAAATTATCTGTTTGACCGATAATGGCATAAACACCACTTGTTATATGTCGTATTCCGTAAAACATTACATCAATATTGATATAATCCAACAGCATTATAGGCTTTATCAATCCCTTTATCGTTAGCTGTGCAGTTACTGGAAACTTTACCATTTGTGTCCACCAATTTTTACTTAACTCACACATAGAGTTAAGTGAAGTTGCTAATGAGGGGGATATTGTCCTTGTCAATTCTCCTGCATTGGAAATTGTATAAAAATATTCAGTTGCCTTTTCACTATTTTTATATAATAATTCCCAGGACTCTGTTGTATCTACAGAAAAATTATAAACAATGTCATCTGCATATCCTACTGTTATATCATATATTTTATCTGTTACTGAAAATGGGTCCACATCTGATTTTACTTCTGCAATCTTAAAATATGGTCCATCTGGATTATTATTATCATTATCTATAAAAGTTATATAATAAAGAGAATCATATAAAATACCAGATGTAGTTTCATTACTCATATTTCCAACAAGATAATTCAAATAATCTATTACATTAACATTTCTTTGAGCCTCTAAATCTACTACATGGTCATTATTTGGAATAAGATTATTACTCTCAACAAATGTTCGATTGCGCATACCGGGAAAAGCATCTAATAAAATATCAGAAACAGTTCCAGGAGTATATAGCATATCCCTTATTATATTTGATGGCCTATCAACAACTGCAGAAAATGTAGTTGTATATGACCGTACTAGTTCACCAGTAGATGTTGCTTCAATAGTATAGGAGATATTCATATTAGTATAACTCCTACTCATAGATACATTTGTTATAACTGCATTGGCATCTTGAAAATATGTTCCTGTATTACAATCTCCGTATTTAATTATTATCTTGTTATAATTTACTATAGATAATAACTCATCTAATTTATTAGAATCATCTCCCGGTCTTACCTGATGTATCAATTGAATCGTATATTGATTAATAATGCCATTTTGTTTTGATACACTTAAACTAGAAACATAATTAGGATATATATCTAAATTGCCCCCATAAGACCCAATCTTATAACCGCCTAAATCTAATTCAATAAATGGTGCTTCTACAGTATTTGTACCTAATGATAGAAAAGACTTTTTCTTTTTTATTACCTTTGGTGCAGTCTGTGATACTCGATTAAAAATAGCAGCAAAGGCATCTCCAACAATAGTTGTTATTGTTCGAGAAATAGTATTAAGTACTGAATTAAATGTATTGTTCCGTAAATCTTCCAGAGCAGACTTAAAAGTACTCGTCATTGAATTTGATATTGATGTTGTAGTTGTTTCTTCTTCTTCCTGTTTAATATATGAGTAATTATTAGAAGAAACTACACGAGAAGCCCTTTCTTCCCAGTTAATACTGCTTGTTCCACCTTCAGCGTATCCACCGCTTCCGCTAAAATTAATTGGACAATAAATAAACCCCTGAAATCCATACCCACCATACGGTACATAATTTTGTGATTTAGGTCGGGTCTTTATTTCAAAGGTATATGCATTAAATCCACCTTCGGAAGTTACAATATCACCATTCTCTTTTATTTCCTCAACGATGGCGACATGACCCCAACCAGAAAAATTACCATCTCGCAAACATAGGATAGCCCCTAACTTTGGTGTCGTACCCTTTTCATAACCCCGTACAGTATTATACCAATCTTCAGCATTATTAGTAGGTGTCCAAAATCCTGACCTATCGGTTAAACTGCCCATAATTTCATGAAATCTACACCAAGCATATGTAGTGCAGTTTCCCTCATCTAATGGGCTATATCCCCAGGGATTATTACTTGCTTGATAATATTTATTTGAACGGTCTGGTTTAGTCAGACGAGGTGTGAATTTAGGTAATCCCCCACCGCCATCTGTCATCATTGTATTAGGCATTAGTATTCCTCATACTTAAACCCTGTACCTAAAACTGGAATATAAAGAGTACTTCCTACTTTTGGCTTTTTTAACGGGTCAAGTATTCTATTGAAATCACATATTATCCAATAATAAGTTGGATTATTATAGAACCATAATGCAATAGAATCATATGTATCACCCTTTTGAACGATATAAGTTTGATATGTATTAGTATGGCTTAACCATCTCGATGTTGACATTTGATTCTTATTATCAAGTTTATTATAGTAGTAATAAAATCCATTATATCTTGAATAATAATCACTTGTCTTTGCTGTTCTATTAGTTAATATATTCATCTATATTATCCTTATCTAAAGTGTTACTGTCATATGTTGCACCTCATTATCAAATGTGATAACAGGATAACTATTTGAAGGTGGTTGATACCCTCCTCTATTACCATATCCCGAATAATCTAATGCAGAAGCAGTATTGACAAATAATCTTTCTCTCAGCATAGCAGACCCTGTTTGAGGAATAACTCTAAAAGTCTTGTCTTTAAATGATGCAGGAAGATGTGTGTGTCCAACAATAAAACAATCTGCATCTATTATTGAACCAAAATCAGCAAGTGCATTTATTTTACCCCCAGGTCGTCTGCCACCACCATGACCATGATTAACATAAAGACTATAATTCATTGGTCGTTTTTTATCTTTACGCATACCAAATCGTAAAAAGATTAGTGCGCTTGTATCAGAATAAATATCTTGTAATCCTAACTCTGTTGCCAATAACTGTGTCATATCTACACCAACAGATTTAGATATTCTTTCCTCATGATTACCGGGAATTATTCCTAATATTTTATCCTTAATTGGTAATAATAGCTCACTACATCTTCTCAGTTGTTCTGATGGTTTAAGTAGTTCACCATAAAAATCACTCTTTGAACCTGCTATTGCAGTATTCATTAAATCACCCATAAGTATGGTATATCTATTTTCATTTTCAGCAATATTATTAATTAAAGATTTAATAAGACTTTCCTGTGAAGCTGGGTCACCGATATGTAAATCTGCTAAAGGTAAAATCTCAATAGGTTTATTATGACAATCAAGATTATGAATAAAACTATTTATACTTATTACACCCACTATTACTACCTCGTTTCCATAGTCCAAATTCCGCCACCGCCACCAGAATTGCCACCAGTATTACCACCAGTATTATTTCCAGTACTTCCAGTATTCGTAACAGTTCCAGATGACCCTGTAATAATACCTGATACATTTCTATATTGACCAATACTCGGTAATATACTTGCACTATAAGGGGTTACTTCCTGAACTGAAAAGTTAAACCCTACAACAGCATATTTATTCTTGCCATTATAATTTATAATTGGCAAACTGAATGTGTGCGACATCGTTGTAACAATACCTTTAATAAATATATCATCTCTTAATTTAAGTGACACAACGGGTGGATTAACAATTTTTCCTGCAGAGTTGTAATCAGGAAGTACTGCTTGGTCAAGATTATTTATAAGTAAATCAACTGCATCTTGAGACAAATTATTATACTCATTACATAAATCCCTATGTACTGTGAAGTTTACACCCACACTTCTTGGACCTGAATTTTGGTAAGAATAGATAGGAGCACTTCTACTTAATGGAGTACTTGAGGGGAAACTCGCAGATGTACTATCCGAAATTGCATCTGGGTCTACTGGGATGATTATTCCCAACCCGGTATGATGGAAATAAATATAATTTTCTTCAGGTATGCTTAAATTTTTAGCTACACGAATTGCCATTAATTTCTCCTGTTTAATAAGGCCTCAACATCGCTTGTTACATAGCCATAATTATCATCAATATATTCTAATTGATTATGTTTTGAATATCTGCTTAAAATCTCTCTGTATCTGAAATACCAATAATTTGCATAATACTTCTCATCAGGATTAAGATACAGATTTGCTAATGAACTGAGCAATCTATCCATATCAAGATTTATAGTATCAAGATTATCAATAACATTCCATAATAAGAACTGAATCAAAGTATCAGAAAATGGAATTACCTGCGGAACATTCATTCTCATAAGTCGTATATCATGAGTAAATAATTCATCTAAATAATTCTCTGGATAATTTCTTATATCTAATTGATTATAATATTTATCGGATTGTGTATTTCTATAATCTCCCTCTAATACAACTATATTTGAATCAAAAGAATCGGGAACTTGGATAAGCATATAAAACATATCCTCGATGGTGTCAAACATCTCACAATGAGTATTGTTTATATTATAGTTATAATATGAAGTAGATAAAGCATTAGTTTTAATATAGTAGGTCTTACCTAAATCGACTACAGTATCTTCTGTTAATGTGTAATCATTACCGACTCGTACATACCAGCCTAATGCATTAGGATTCATTGAGCCATCTATTGTGTGTAATCCAACTGCAGTATACTCTATATCATCATTATCAGAAACCATATATTTAACAGTTCTTGTTTCTGGAATGTTATTAAATCGAACAACTATTGGGTCAAAAAATCTCATACCACTATATGTAGATACAACATCATTTGTATGTAATGAGATATATCTGTTCGTTACATCTATACTGTCTCCTATTGCAGTTTTATCCAACACCACTAAATGTTCGTTACGAACAAATGCAGGAGCAAAAGTTGTCTTACCCACATTCTCAATACAAATTGTGTAATCTGTATTAAACCTAATAGGTACTTTGTATAGTTTAGTATGATAATTATAGTGTGTCTTTCTTACACCGTCGCTGAAGATGTGATATTTTGCAAAAGAATTTCTTGAAAAACAATTATACATAGGCATAAGATTTAACCCATACATATCACGCAGTGCTCGTAAATAATCACCTAATCTTTCATGCGTCAATGAATCATAACCTTCATGATTAGATGTAAAGTTCGTACACAGCTTTCCATTCTGTTCACCAAATGTATATTCCCCGATTTGGTGAAAAACTGCTTTAGGTGATAATGTGGCATCTGGATAAGGTAAAACATATCCTGTTTTATCACATCTTATTATCTCACATTTATAAATATATGTTCTATCCTCAATGATATAATCTCCTGCCTGTACTGTTCTAATAACAGGAAGATAAGTAGTATTCAATAATTCTTTTATAAAATTTGAGGTTGTAGATACTTTATTAAATTCTTGCATTAACAACTACTCCTTATTATTTTGCGGTTGAAGTATCACTTGCATAATCTATAAATGAATTATTTTGTGCAAGTGAATTATTTGTAACTTTTCCGCCTTTTATCTCTATCTCATCATCATTTTCAGTAAATATTGATGCAAATGAGGCTAATACAGAATCACTCATTCCCTGTAACTGAACAGCAAAAGCATAATGACCATTCTTATCATCCATCAATGTTTTTTGAAGTTCTTTTAATATCTTTGTATTTGGGTCTTGTTCGGATTCTTTTTGTTCCTGTTCCCAAACTTCTTTTTCTTCCATATACTTATTCTGTGCATTATCATAACTAGAACCATATTGTTGAGAATAAGCATCAAAAGTCTTTAAACCTGCACCCTGGTTAGCAAAATTTCTACTACCCTCACCAAAGTCATACATACCGCCATTTTCACTAAAATCAGCAAGGAAGTAATCAGACAAAGTGTTATTTTCACTACCGATATTACTGAAGCTAGTCTTAAGACCCGCGAGCAAATCATCAATACCACCTAATAAGGATAATCCCCAAGCAACACCACTTGCAAGTGAAGTTGCTTTTCCTACTTTAGTCAATCCAATATCAGATAATGCAGCCCCGGCTTGAACACCATATCTTGAAATGAGATTAGTTGCTAATGCAAGAGGACTACTTGCAATACCAGCCCCCATTGTAAACTTAGCATTCTCAAATAAATTAGTCATTTTTTCACTGAACATTGTACGTTCAGAAACTGCATTTATCTCATTTATTGCTGCCTGCATTGCATTAGTATTATTAAAAGCAGTACTTGCGGCAGCATAATTTCTAAATACATTGTTCTTTGATAAATTCCTAATTGCTGTCATATCTGTAACAGACAGATTGAATAAATTAGCATAGGAAGATTGGAGTACATTATTCTCTTTATTCTGTTCTGTGATTTCTGCCAGATAATCTATGATAGATTGAAGTAATAAATATGTATCATCTTTTGTTAAGCCTTGTTGAAGTATGGTTGCATAATCCATACCTGCTCTATCCATACTTAACAATAATAAATTCTGCAATGTCTTGTTACCAGACAATGCACTGATATTACCACTACCAAGATAATTAATTCCTTGAGCAATAGCAGAAACTGTTCCTTCATCAACACCTGCTTCGTATAAACCACCAGCAAATGTTTCCATTACTGCATAAAGGTTTGTACTATCTGTACCACCCTTTAAAGCATTCATCGAAACTGCATCTAATAATGTGCCTGTTAACTGCTGGAACTGTCTGCCGATAAATGAAGAATCGCCAAAAGCTTCATTTAATTCTGTTCTTAATACTGCAGCTAATCCAAACTGTTTAGCAGTTAAATTACCAAGATTTTGATTTAACCTAACTAATCTTCTTAAATTACCATCAGTAGCTTGAAATGAAGCAACAGTCTTATCTCTAATTGTACTTAATATTGCAATAGATTCTATGTCAGTTGAAATACCTTCTTTTGCAATAGAAGTAACTTGGTTTAATAAATCTTCTTGTCTTACTAAAGAAGATATGCCTGCACCAGAAACAAGATTTTTTCTAATATCATCAAAGGTTTGACCAGTACCATCAACTGCAGCAGTAACAGAACCATATCCTGTTTGTACAACATTAATGGCATGGTCAATCATTGCATTCATAGCATTAAAGCCAGAAGCTAATGTTTGAGTTAATCGGTCTTGCCCTAATCCAATTTTATCAAGTTTATCGCCTATCTTACTATTAGATAGTTTATCACCTATCCTTTCAGATACACGGGTAAGTTCTTTTATCTCTCCTGAACGCTCATCATATCTATAGCCTTTTATAGGAGCATTAACATCACCACTTCGTAACTGCTGAGCTCGTCTTGTATCTCCGATAGCATCGGCTTGTTTGATTTGCTCTGTTCTAAATCTTGCCCATGCATTATCTTCTTTTCGTTTTTCTTGCTTTCCCTGAAGTTCATCTTCCTTTTCTAAAAGTCTGATGTATTCTTCACGAGCAGCAACCCGTTCCTCCTCTGATTTAGTTTCTTTATCCTGCATAACATTTAGCAGGTTAGCACGTTTGGAGTAAATTCGGTCTAACTGTGATTCAAGCTTTTGGTCTCTGAGAACATATTCTTTGTTTTGCTCTTTTGCTAAATCAGTAAGTTTCTGCTGTTCATCTATCTCATATGCTAAATTTGTAATTCGCTTATTTGATAGTTCATTAGAAGTTTTCTCTTGAGTAATCTTTACATCAAGATTTTTTAAATGGTCTTTCTGTTTGTCTGTTATCTGGCTAAGATACCCACTAAGTTCTTTTATACTATTTTTATATTCAACATACTTATCAATCTGCTCATCTAATAATTTGTTAGCCTCTTTTTCAAGTATTGTCTTATTCTTCAGCGCATCATTAATAATCCTGAAATTTTTATTTAAGTCAGCAGTAGATTTTATAGAATCCTTTAACTGCTTATTAACTTCAGCAACGCCTTTAGTCATTTCTTTATTAGATTGATTAAGTGTATCTTTTGGTGGAGTATAGGGCATTAAACTAAATTCCTTTAATTCTTATTACGCAGACTCTTAATCTGCTTAACTTCTTGTTCCTTATCATCTTTAATAAACTTCAATAACATATTTCTTTCAACATGAGTTATTTCATCTGTATCTAAATATGAAGTGTGCAGAAACTTGGTTATGTAATATCTTTCTCTAACTAAATTTTCTAATATGGTGGTCTTTGTTTGATAATCAGATATTACCAGGTCTAAAAAATGCTGGTTGGATACGAAAGGGTACAACATAATACCTTCCGCACTCCGAACACATAGCATCAATGTCTAATTGAACACCTATCTTTGCATTTACTTCACTGATACGATTTAATAGCAGATTCGTATCTTTCATCGGTAAATCTTTTACAAATTCCTCAAGAACAAATTCATTAGGTACTTCCCCATCAATATGTGTTATTGAGCTTGTAATATTATAGAGTAAAGATGGATTTTCATTACTCCTTCTTCTTCTCTTTGCGTCATTTACTTTCTTATGAATCTTGTCTAATATTCTCGGTGTCTGTAAAGTTAAAGTTAACTCCTTACCGCTTGTTGGAAGTTCTATTGTAAGTAAATCTGCTAGTTCATCAGAATATTCATATACTTCTAACTCATCAAGATTTACTGTTACAGTATTATCTGCACCACAATAAGGACAGATTCCGTACATCTCATATTCAGGTCCAAATGTAACTGTCCTTAATTTATACATTAAGTACTGAAAATCACCAAGGCACATATCATAAGAAGAAATACCGACATCAGTAGTAAGACAATCATCAATAATATCTGCCATTATCTTATTACTATTTTCTGAAGCTGAAAGTCTTAACATCTCATGTTTGGTTTTCATACTTCCTAAAACTACTTCTGGGTTTACTTTCTCTTCATAAATAAATCCTTTAGAAGGTAAAGTAAAGGTTTCAGCAATACGAGCATCTGCTGCCATAAAAATCATCAACTCCTTTATAAATAAAAATTAGGTAAGTGAGACTCCACCTACCTAATATTTATTCTGTAATGAAATCTCACTTCTATTATGTTTAGTTCAATATATTAGTTATTCTTTCATTAATCAATTTTAAGTTATCTTATAAGGAGATTTTCTTCATATATTAAATTTAGCATTATTTTTATGATTATTCTTCAATCATTTTATATTTCTTCTAATTCATCATTAAAATCAAAAAGCATTGCAATAGGATAAACATCCCAATTAAGTTCTTCAGGAGAAGCAATTCCTACGAAATCAAGTAAATCTTTCTGTGCTTCAGGAGTTAAATCTGAAAAATAAATTTCATATTCTGTTCCAGAAGATTCATTTAATGATAAAGATTCATTTTTCTTTTTAGCATCATGTCTTTCTTTAGCTTGTTTTACCATATCAGATGCATAATTTTTATCTGCCTCGGCATCTCTTTCATGACGGCTGGCCCTACTCATATCCTTCCAATAATCATCTTCAGTATAGCCACGGTACTGCCCAATATAATTTTTTGCATCTTGTCTATACCTATCCGCGTCCATCATATTGCGTCTAGCACGGGCATTAGCAGATTTAACCTCTTCTTTTTCATGACGGTATGGCTGTAAAGAGTTAAATTGATTAGTTGATAAAGGAGTGTTAGCATCTTTTCTTGAGTTTGTTTTCTCTCGACTCTGGTCCCAAATCATACTCTTCAAGGGGTACTCTTTATCATCATCAAAATAATCAATGCGTGACTTATTAAGATAATTTGCAACATCATAATCTGGATGCAATTTTTTTACATCGGATTTCTTTATTCCAGCATGTTTACCTACAACTCTAGTTGAACCATCATTGTATTTTGTAGTCTTTAAACCATTTTTATTTAAAATTTCTTGGTCTTTTGCAGACATTTTGTTCCCTTTGGATGAGCTTGCCCATTTTCTAATGGTAGCATTTACTTCATCATTTTCTGGATTTCTTGCTTCTGTTAAAGATTCTTTCAGATTAGTCGCACCAATATATTTAGCATACATACTTTCTACAATATAATTCTT